CATAAGCGATAGTGTGATCTGGAGCAGATGCAGAAGGTACGACCAACGAGATGATGTAGGATTGAACCTTTTTGTTGATCGAATAAACTGCAAGATCTCTCAATTTATCAACGAAAGGAATTGATTGGAGCATCGCTTTGTTAGTAACGATGAAATCCTTTGCAAATCTTTTGTTGATAACGAGTGATTGCTGCGTAGCAGTTACTGCATCAGCATCATTTCTTGCGCCTTCAGCTACTTCGGTTGCTTCATCAAACTCAGGGATAGAGCTGATTTTAACAGTGTCTCCCAATGCTTGAATGTCACCTTCGTAATCTCTCGACACGAGTGAGTTAAAGGGAAGTTCAGCAAGCAGAACGTCATAATACTTTTGGCTCCAAATAGATGGGACCAGTACACTGACTTCAGTTGCCGTTGTCATAATTTGATCGGCCATTTTACTCTCCTAGTTATTGCATACCCTTTTTCTTCATCGCTATAACGACTTCGTTGTATTTCCTCAACGATTCAGGGCTGCGGGTTTTTTTATACTCAGCCTCTGCCGCCTTAACTTGATCCATTGTTACTGAGCCTGGAGTGAGGACTCCGGGAGTATTGGTATTTACATTTGGCTTACCATTTCCCTGAAAGTAAAAAGGACGGGATGACTTAAAACGCTCGGCAACATCCTTTGCATTAAGGACATTGACCTTGCCTGTAGAAGTCGTTTCAACTTCGATGTCATCGAAATTAATCAAACGCTCTACATCTCCGAGTGTTGAAGGATTAATTCCCAAAGAGACAAGCTCACGAGACATAGCATTCCATTTGGTTGAATCAACCACGGCGCTTACAGTCTTTGAGTATTTCCCCTCGATCTCTTTTCTGGCATTAGCTTCTTGCTCGTACATCGTCTTATAGTCTTCCTTTTGTCTAAGGGCAGCGAGTTCTAGCTCTTTTGCCTTAGACTTGGCCTGCTCAACTTCTGCCTCTTTCTTACGAAGTTCGGCTTTGAATTTAAGCATGTCGTTTTTTACTTCCTCGTATGCCTTCTTAGGGATCTTCTCATCATCGGTGACAACCGCTGGAGCTGATACCTCGGCACTTACTTCCTCAACTGCTGCTTGCTCAGACATTTGTTTTCCTCTCCGGCACAGCCGGTGTTAGGCGCAGGGCACAGCCCCGCATTGTTAAATTTTTTTGATTTGCCCTAGACAGGCTATGGATAATTCAAGGCCAAAAGGCCTATTTTCTCTTCTTTAGTATACCGTCAAGCAGTTCAGAGTAAAGCTGCCTAATGGACCGAGTTATTGAAACTGTAAACTCCTCGCCATTAGCCGCAGGAATAAATCTCCTACGTGGTAATCCTTTCTTAGGATCTCCTAGTTGATGCCCCTGTGCTTTCTCTGCTTCAGACGGTTTAAATATCCCAACCAAGATCGAATCACTCTTCTTTTTGTGGGTCAATGCCTCAAGCATATCCCCTGATAAGAAAAGATTGACTGGTCGCACCTTCTTATTCGGAAATTTCTTTTGAACATTAAATGGATAACCTTTGGATCTTCCACCACGTTCAATCTTTTGACCACTATATGCTTCAAATCGGCCCTCTCCTCTTACTGGGCTAAGGCCTCGGGATATAGAATCTTTCATCTCATTGACAACAAGATTGCCAACTTTGTCCAAATTTCTAGATGAGTTTAACTCTTTTATATCCTGCAACACTGGAAGTGATATCTTTGTTTTAACTTTAAACCCCATTAGAGTAAGCCCAGTAAATCATAGTTATCTAACTTATCTACGAGATCCGGGTTTCTAAGTACTGCCATTCTTATCTCTGACCTAGAATCGATTCCAAATTTATCACTTAGATAATTATATAACTCTGATTTTGTTTCTATTTCTTTAAGATCAGAAGCCGATAGATCCGATGCGCTAGCGGTGGCGTCTAAGATAATCTTTTCTATTTCCGACTGTATATCAGCCTTAAATTTCTGTCCTTCTTCAGGTAAGAATCTTCTTTGGGGTGTATTATTTTCTTTTCCAGAGAATTTGAGATGACCGTCAGCCTTCCATGCTTGTTCTCCGAAGAAGCCAATCTCCACGCCATCAGAATTAGTTTTGAAGTCAAGAGCATTGAGAAGCTCGCCAGTGAGCTCCATATCAGCAACTCCACTGCCACCTTCTGCCTCTTTTCTTTTCCTATATTCTTTTGAAAGTTTAGGCCACGATTCACCAACTACGGGACTTTTGGCTTGTGACACAGATTTAAGGATTTGTTCCACGAGGAACTCTCCTACTTGATTTTTTACATCATTTTGATCTGACTTAGGCACTCCCGACAGGTCCAGCTCCAGTGTCGAAGTTGTTCTGGTCTTGGTTCCCTTGTTGTCCGTTACCTTGACCGGCTGATCCGCCATTCATATCCCCCATCATTTGGGTCATGTTATTTAGTTTATCTTCCATAATTGATTTTAATTTTTGTTTTGCCTGTTCTTTAGTTAGCGAAGGATCGTCTAGCATTAGAAGTTCTTCTTGGGAGTTAAGACCTAGTTCTTTTCTAAGTTGCAGATTATCAAGCTTTTCCTTCTCGCTCATTATCGGACGAGGATCAGGAAACTTTAGCTGGACTTGTAAATCCTCTGGTAATGTGAACTGAGAAAGATCTTCTACTAAAAGATTCTTTGATTTAAATAGGTTGATCCATTTAGCTATTAGCTCCCAGATCTCACCTTCATTATCATGGAATATCTGTTGCTGATCTTGTACATCTTCCATGCTCTCGGCCTTATCAATGATCAAAGATATCCCTGCCGCCGGTGTGGCTGCGTTGCCGAGCTGTGTTGCTACTCCTGAAACTGTAAGGTTGTTTGTAGTAAGTAGCATTGCTACATACATTTCAATGTTTGCCTTTAAGTCTTCAAGTGGAGGATTTGCCTGTAAGAATCCCAATTGTGGAGTTGGGTCTTCTTTGGTGAACTCCATTCTAATGCCCTTACTAGGGCCTATTCTTTGTTGGGACGGAAGATTAGCTCCTGCCATATAGAACTGGCCATAGCCTTGCGTTACTGCAATATGGTTCATATGTGAGATAAGTGAGTTAACCAATATAGAGCCATCAACTAAATCATCTCCGCCTTGTGCCCAAAATGCTCCATCTTGGTCTTCTGCGAAATTAACAAAAGGCAGATCACTTATTGGGTTTTCTGTATCCTCTGAAATGATCTCTCCTTGTTCATTTGTGGTAAAATGATAGTTCTTACTCCACCAAATAAATTGTCTTTTCTCAGCGTCTTGGTCTGTCGGTATGTCTGCAATTTTCTCATCAATGTTGTTGCCAGCCTTCTGCATGGTGATTTGGTTACGCCCATGGATAGCAGCATCGTTTGAATTCTGAATTGGACTTACTGAATCAAATGTTGGAGGGGTATAGTGTGACAGGATCACACAGAGAGGCTTTGTCCTTTGTTCAGGATCTTCAACAACGTCATAGAAAAATGGAAACATTGGACAAACTTCAAGGTCATATAGTTCTTTCTCATTCTCAATGCATTTATATGGCTTAACGTATACTAGGGTGTTTTTGTCCCTTTTATAAGCCCTGTTTGTTCGTTTCATTTGGGTGTTCATGTTTAGGATTTTTGCTAGGTCTTGAACTTGTTTTGTCATCTCAACATCTACTTGATCATTATCTTTCATTACTGATCGTTCAACGCCTTGAGAATAAACTCTTGCAAGCTTGTCTATAATTTTTCTTTCAAGAGAAATATTGGCAATTGCATAACTCATTTCTTCAACAGTTGTGGTGTCGAACATTTTCAACATTCGCTCTACTACATATTTGTTTGTGCGATCTTTATATACTTCATATCTTTTAAAGGACTCATCTTTCCTAGCCTTATTCTCAGGGGCACCGATCTCATCAATGATTTGTTTTCGTTTAGCCTGATCTAGTAACTCTGATTCTGATTTGATCTGCATGTGTTCCCCTTTTACCTAAGCTTATAGATGCTAGTCTCGGGCTTCTTGCCTGAAAATTCAAACAGTATATCAGCCATATAGTCCAGCCCATCTGAAGAGTGTGTAAGTTCAGGGCTTGATTTCTCCTTTTCAAGGGTAACTTGATCTTGCGTACAAAGCAAAAGGTCACGATGCATAGTAGGACAGGCCTTTATATTTATGAATAGCTTTCTCTTTTCAAATAGATTGTTTACGTTAAGTTGTCTTCTTCTAAATGGTGGTGCCTTAGACCTGACCTTAATATTAAAGAATCCATGATTTCTTAAGATTACTATATCTGGCTGGCCTTTAGTTGATCGCGCATTTCCAGCTGGGTCTGGATATATTTCTGTTCTCTCTGGAGTATATCCCCGTGCCTTAAGTGCAGTTGCTAGTTTATTAGTATCGGCATTTTCTTTTAGAACAATTTCATTTACTGCATGAATTGAACCGTCCATTTGCCACTGCCATATAGTTGCAACCATGGGATCAACGTTAAAGTCACAGGAAACAAGTATTGGGTTGCCCTGATCTTCTTTGGTTAGGCATGAATTTGTTTCGTGGCTATAGCTGTAGTAAAATCTATTTCCCTGCATATTAACAAATCTGCCATGTCTAAAGGCTTCAAGTTGTCTCTGGTCATATGCTGTTTCAAGTGAACTGATATAATCGGCATTTAAGTTATGAAGATTGTCATCGGTAGATCCGTAAATAATCCTAGTGTTAGGTCCTGGGTTTTCTATGAAGAATGAATAGAAACCAGTCAGAAGCCCCTCAGGAGTTCCGCATGATGCGATCTGAGGATATGAGGCCTTCTTTAGCCTTACACGCGCTATAACCTCCCTAAACCGCTCAAACTCAAGAAGAGTTAACTCATTAATACATGCAAAAGCCCAGTTAGGACCTTTAAGAGCCTTCTCACCTGTTGCGATGTAGATCTTGCCTGATGTCCATGGAAACGAGTACCAGTGCTCAGTCTTATGGTATCTGAACTTAATTCTATTTCGGTCACAGATCTCTTCTATTAGCACCATCATGTCACGCTTAAAGTCAGCGTAGGAGGGACAGACAAGGCCACCGTTATAATCTCTATTCTTAATCGACAACTGGATTAGCTTCATCACAAGTGCATGTGATTTGCCTCCGCCATAACCTGTTGATAGATGTAAGTATTTCGAAGTTAGGTCTTCATGAAATAAGATCTGGTGCTTATTCTTTGCATATTTGACTTTTAGATCCATGACTGGGGAGAGACCTGCCATCCGTGGCTTTTCGCTGGCAGTTGTACGCAGCTAGGTCTCAGTATTAGTGTAACTGATTTTCTTCCTTTGACCCAGACTGTTCTGTTCTTGCGAATAGCTCGGTTAGAAACTTCTTTATGCATTCCGCACAGCAATAATGCGGGCTTGCTTCGACTAATAATATCACTGACCTGCCATCGTCTGCGAAGTCTATATCCAATGTGGCAGACTTCATGTGTTCCAATCAGTCCACCCACTCTATGTCCTCAATAAAATCATCTTCATCAAAGTCAGAGCGTTCCCGGTTTCCATTAGTCCATCCGCCTAAGTTAATAAGGCAGAACTTGATCATTTCATTGTCACCGTTCTGAGCTTTGAATATGGCCTTTTGAATGAGATTAAGCTTCATCTTTGACTGGTATGTTGCACGGAACTCTTTAAAAACCATGCCGTATTCTTTTTTAATAAAATCATTCATTGTAGTGCGAGAAACTTTAAAGAATCCAGAGACGTCGTACATAGAAGGACGGTAACCCATTAGCTGCTCTAATTGGGGTTTGTCTATCTGAGCCTCTGGTCTTCCCCTGGGCTTCTTAGCCATCTTTGACCTCAACGCCCAGTTCTTCGATTCGACCATTGCCATGATTATCTAATTCGAATTCATTACGTTTAGCTAGCATTTGCCTTTCAAGTATAGACATATGCTTTTGTTCGCAATGAGTTCTTACATTATTAATGAATATATCGGTCATGTCATAGACGAGGTTCTTGAGCTTCATTCGATCAATCTTGATCTTTCTAGGAATGCCATCGATTGCCTTCTTTAGATTATCGATGAACACCGGCACTCGTTCATTAGTTCGAAGAGATTTCTTTAGTTCTGAAGGAATGTCAGATCTTAGCTCAATTCGCTCACGGTAATCATCGATAATATATTCTCTTAGTCCCATTATTCAGCATCCCTTGTGGGCTCCTTTAAAGCTGATCTTTCATCAGATGTGAACGCCTGGGCTTGCTTATTTGCAATCTCATTTTGAGCTTGAAGGGCTACGTTGTTCATCTTTCGAGTAGTAAGCTTTTCAGAAGATCTATAAGTAACAACGTGTACATGCTGTTCTCGTTTTGGAAGCTCAACTGCGGTCTTCTTATATTGGCCATTGTCATCAAGCATCATTACCTCTTTCATAGCAGGGCCACAGCGCATAGTTGGCAATCCGTCTGCTGATGTTTTTTCCTCAATCATTGGATGAAAATGTCCGAGTGCAGGAACAGATCTTGTTTGTTTCTTTCCATCTGAGTCATAGCTATGAAAAAAGTGTTTATGATCAAACGGTTCCCATAAAGGTGATTTTGGGTTCCAGGATATATTTCGGACCAGTTCTGCATTCTCTAAGCAGTACAGATCATGGTCGAATGTCATCTTGTCTTTATAAACTCGTTTTTGTGTAGATTGTTCGGGCTGAATTGATGCGGTCTTCTTCATTGCGTCTCCCCTAGACAGGAATATAGATTAAATAAATCGGATATTGTTCTAAATAGCTTTAATTTATTTCTTAGGTTTTTTCTTAGAAGCAGCTTTTTTTGCCATTGTAAGTTCCCCCTATGCATTAAGGATTGTTAAATTAATACTTTAATGCAAGCTATTTTTTCTTCTTCTTACTTTTTCCAGCTACAGATAGGGCGATTGCGATGGCTTGCTCTCGACTTTGAACGTGTCCTTTATTTGGTCCAGAATGGAGTTCACCTATTTTATATTCATGCAAAACTTTTTCGATCTTCTTTTGAGCTTTAGTTTGTTTTTTCATTTGGCTTTTTTCCTACCAGCTTGAGCCATTTTTTCAAACTTTGCTTTTCCGTATTTTTTCATCCCTATTGCCGCTGCGACAGCTGCGGGATTCTGGACATGCCCTTTATCTAGTTTCTTTTCTAATGCTTTGAATCTTGCTCCAGACCCAAGTTTAGCCTTTGCCATTGTCCTTATCCCTTCGTGATTTATGAAGTGCGTTTATATCTGCTTCCATTTTGCGAGTCTTAGCATTTACGTCCATGAAAAGTTCTTTTAGATTCTTTAACTCTACCCTAAGCTCAGTAAGAGCTATGGTGTTTTGCTGAAGAATAAAATCGTGCTTTTCTTTTTCTTTAGCTGTCTTTGACCAAATGTCTTTAAGTAAGAATATTAGAAGTGACGATGTGATCATGAGAGCTGCAGCTATGATCGGTCCTGGGATATCACTTAACATTAGTGATCCTCCCTTCCATACTTTTCTTGGTATTCGTATAATAATTTTGCCACGTCCTTGGTCTTGACATGTCTTAGTAGCTTTTTCATTTCTTGAGCTATTCTTGAATGTAGCTCTTTGGCTAGGATATCTCCAACATGGTCCTGCTCAAGCTGAACGCCTTGAATCATTTCCATGACTCTGATGTCTTCCTCAAGTTCTTCGATACCATATTGGTCTTTTTTTTTGCCATGTTGAGATAAATGATCGAACTGTATTGGACTCTGGGTCAAGGCCTAATTTTGATAAGATGTGGGTGGCGGGATCGGTGTCCTCCACTTAAATTAGTAAGTTATCCCATGGAAGCTTATTTGGCCGGTCCCGTCTTACTTAACCTCATCGAAAGAGGCGGGAACAACTTTCGCCCCACACTCGCAAACATACGTGTCTAAATAAATCATTTCTC